AATCCTTTAAGAACAGTAACTTATAATTTAACTCCTATACCAATAAAAATAGTTAATCCAGTTTGGGACGCAGCCAAGGAATTATCTCAAGAAAAGAAGTAAATATGTCAGTAGTAGCAAAAGAATCGCAGGTACCGTCTGCTAATTACGGTAAGAGATTTTTTCATTTTCCAATTGAGAAAGTACTAACAAAATTAAGAAACGAAGAAAATCAGCCCATTACTTTTAATGAAAGTCAATGGGCCATGGTACATGGCCTTGAGAACCACAGATTTTGGGTTCATATCGCGGGTCGTCGTACTGGCAAAAGTTTCGCGGCTGCTGTTTTAGCCTTTACTAAACTATTAGAACCAAATACACGTATCGCAGTTGTATCTCCCGATTTCAACCTGTCTGGTATTATTTGGGATTATTTAACTAAAATGATTAAAGATTTAGGTATTGAGACTGACAAGTTCTCTAATAAAGAACGTGTCATCATACTTAAGAATGGCAGCATTATAAGATTGTTGTCCGCGAACAAGAGAGAATCTCTTATCGGTCGTGGTTATCACTTAGTAATTGTCGATGAGGCTGCGATTATCGAAAACGAAGACTACTTCGTTCGAGATATTCGTCCTACCTTATCAACCTTTGAGAATACTAGATGTTTGTTTATCAGTACTCCTAGAGGAAAGCATAATTACTTACATAGCTATTTCCAGCGTGGACAACCGGAGTCACATAACGAATACCCAGATTGGGGTTCTGATGTGTTTACTTGGAGATCTAATCCAAGACTTCGACCAGAAGAGATCGACGAAGCTCGTAAGTCAATGACCAAAACTCTATTCGAACAAGAATATGAGTGTAATTGGCTAAGCTTCGAAAACATGATCTACAATATTCCAGAAGAAAGTAAGATAGATAATTTATATTCAACTAGCGTTTCTAAAAGAAAAATGGAGTACATTGCAGGTCTCGACATGGGATTCAAAGATGCTACTGCTTTTGTAGTTATAGCAACTGACTATACTAATTATTATATTGTTGATGAGTATGTAGTAAAAGAGAAAACCACTAGTGAAATGGCTAGAAATATTACAGAATTATGTCAAAAGTATGATATTCAGAATATTTATATTGATAGTCAAGCTCAACAAACTAGATCTGATTTAGCAAATGATTACGATATTTATTGTGATAACGCCATTAAGTCCGTCGAAGACGGGATCGGTCATGTGCAAAACTTAATAGAAAAAGGTAAAATTTTGATTGATTCTTCTCAATGTTCTCAAACTTTAGCTAGTTTAGAGCAGTATACATGGAGTAAATCAACAGTTAAACCTACCCCTGTTCACGACTGGACCTCCCACTGTTCCGATGCTGTTAGATACGCGATATATTCACATCAAAAAACGCAGGTGGATATCTACACGGGAAATTAAATTTTTATAATTTGCTGTGTGCTGAAAATTAATATAATCTAAAAGTGAGATATTATAGTGTTTGAAAATTTAAAGAAAGCTAACTATAAAGTTTTTGCTTTAAAAATTAAGAAAAATACAGGTCAATTTCCGTCTAGTAAAGATTGGGTTATTAAAAATGGTTACCCAGTTTCTACTAAAAAACTAATTAAATTATTTGATGGATCTTACAATAATTTTCGTGATTACTGCAACGAACCACAACTAAAACGTACACAAGAAATATCTTTAGAGTGGTTTAAATCTAATTGTGTTATTGATGAAAACCAATGTTGGAACTGGAATAAAGCTAAGACAAACGGTTACGGACAAATTACTAGCAATGGTAAATCCTATTTAGCACATAGATTGGCTTATGAATTAAGCAATAAAGAATTACCAGATTTACTTTTAGTACGTCATAAATGTGATAATAAAAGTTGTTGTAATCCAGAACATTTAGAGTTGGGAACACATAGCGATAATAGCAATGATGTTGTAATTAGAAAAAGTGATTATCAACCAAAAAATAATGCCAATTTAGGGTATAAAGTTGCTGGTTTAAGTTTGCCTGAAAAAATTAATTTTTACTTATTACATACAATAAAAAATGATAATAATTGTTATATATCTTCTGTATTAAAAGCTCATCATACTGGCTATTTTTACATACGTTTTGAGAATAAAATTTATACTTTACATAGACTTATTTTATCTAATAAATTAACTAAAAATTACAAGGACATAGAAATAGCGAGACATGTTTGTAATAACAAATCTTGTATTAATCCTGAACACCTAATAGAAGGTACTAGGAAAGACAACGCTTTAGATTCTAGAGCAACTAATAAGACTTCTAAATTGGATGTAGAAAAAGTACGAGAGATAAGAAATTCCAAGTTACCCAATAAAGAAATAGATTCTACATATTCTAAATTATACGGAGTTACTAAAGGTACTATTTCTAATGTTAGACGTAATAAAACTTGGGAGGACGTAAATGCTAAAAGCATTTAAACAATATATCTCAGTAAAACTTAATCCAGCACAACCAGCTATCGTGGTTGATAATAGAACCGCGACTCCTGCAAATATTACTGATTATAAAGATGCTTATGCTGAGATTGAGATTGTTTATCGTTGTTTAGATGTAATTGTCAACGCCTGTGTAGAAATTCCATTTCTAGTTGAGGCTGATAATCTTCGACCACCAACTGATCGTATTAACAAACTATTAAATTATTATCCTAACCCTTTTGAAGATAGAGTTAAGTTATTTCGTAAAGCTTATTTAGATTTATATTTAGATGGTAACGCATTTTTTTATTATGATGCAGAGAACTCTAAATTATATCATTTACCTGCTAATCGTGTTACCATAGTACCTGATGAAAAAACTTATATTAAAAAATTTGTTTATTCCCAAGGCGTAGGTAGTATGTTTGGTACAGCTTCTAGCCCTTCAACCCCAAAAGGTAACTTAGAATATTCTCCTGATGAAGTAATTCATATTAAAGCTGATAGCCCAACTAACGTATTTCGTGGTGATAGTAAATTAAAAAATCTACAACGTCTAATCGACTTGTATGGTAGTCTAATTAACTTCCAGAAACAATTCTTCGATAACAACGCTACTCCTGGTATAGTTTTAGAGACCGATAACGTATTATCCAAGCACGTTAAAGAGCGTTTATTAGAGCATTGGAAAGTTGCTTATAATAGTGCTTTTAATGGTGCTCGTAGTCCTGCTATTCTTGATGGTGGTTTAAAGGTTAATAAAATTGGATCTGCTACTCTACAGGAACTCGATTTTGAGCAGAGCGTAGAAAGAATTCAACAGGATATCTCTAAAGCTTTGGGTGTTCCTTATGTACTATTAAAAAGTGGTAATAATGCAAATTTAGATGCAAATCAAAAACTATTTTATACTCAAACTGTTTTACCTATTGTAGAATTATTTGGTAGTGCTTTTCAGCATTTCTTCTTTAATCTAGGATTTATGAAAATTTATCCAGATAAAAGTAACATTTTATGCTTACAAGCAGATTTACAGACTCAAGCTTCAGCTAGTTCTACATTAGTTAATGGCGGTATTATTACTCCTAATGAAGCTAGAATTTCTATGAAATGGGATAAAAGCACAGAGAGTGGTATGGATAATATTCGTGTCCCTCAAAATATTACTGGAAGTGCTACACGACCAGATACTGGTGGTAGACCCTCAGGACCAAAACCTAAGAAAGGCTTGGATGACTTCTAAAGAAGAGTGCAAAGAATTTGCATTAAAATATAAAGAGCAGACTGGTAAGTTCGATAAATTTTGGGCTGATAAATTTAAAGTTAGTCCTAGTACTATTACTTCAGTAAGACTTAATAATTCTTGGAAAGACGTAATAGTTGGAGAAAATAAATGATAAATAAAAAAGTATATCTTAGAACCTCAATAGAGCAAAAAGGTATTGAAACCGATAACAATGGTGGGACTATACTAAAAATTGGTGGTTTTGCCAATGCCTCTACTAAAGACCGTGGTAATGAAATTATTACGCCTGATGCATGGAGAAAAGGTATAAAGAACTATCAAAAAAATCCAGTTGTTCTATTCAATCATGATATGAGCAAACCTATTGGTACAGTTACTAATATTAAAATTACTGACGAAGGGTTATATATCGAAGCCAATATTTCTTCAGCTGCGGAACGTTTATATGGAACTCAAACATTAATTAGGGACGGTAGTCTAAAAGCGTTTAGTGTTGGTTTTTATCCTCTAAAGGGTAAAAAAGATACAGCAACTGATACTTTATACATTACTGAAGTAGAGTTACTAGAAAATAGCATTGTAAGTGTGCCGATGAATCAAGATAGCATATTCTCCGTTATTAAATCTATGGACGAAGAGGGGCGTACTAAGTTCCTATCTGAAGTAGAAGAGTTTGATAGTACTGAAATTGAAATGAAAGAAGGTGATTTAGGTTTAGAGAAGAAAGAAATTACTATTAATGTTACTGTAACAGGTATTACGGACAATAGTATGGAGTGTGAAATGCCAGAAGATTATCCAGAAGATGCTACAATGATGGCTGCACGTTCAGCTATTGTAGAAGCCATTTCTGAAAAAGTAAATACTGCTGTTCACGATTTCTCTTCCAGAGATTTTGTTCTAGATGAGGGTAAAAAGACTGTTATTGATGGTCGTTTTTACCGAGTACTAGGGCATGACCTACTTAATCACGAGATTTCTGCTCAGGAAGTAACTATTTTAGGCAATCCAATTAATAATATTTTAAAGATTGACGATCGCTCTATAGTTATGTTAAATTTAGATCAAGATAAAGTTGAATTTAAAACAGTTGAAGAGAGAGATAACTCCGAAATTGAAGAATTATTCACAAAACTACAAGATAAAACAACAGAAACAACTAACGACAAATATATTACATACCTAAAAGAAAAAGCAGTTAAAGACTGGAATTCTGACGACTATGTAATAGCTAATAAAATGATTGATTATATATTACATCGTGGTCTAGGCACAGTTCAAGAACACGTAGAGGAGACAATAAAAATGACAACTACATCTACTGAAGTAAATAGTTCAGCCGAGGTTGCAAGTGAAATTCCAGTAGCTGCTGCTGTTGTTGCAGAGCCAAAAGTACTAGGACTAGTAGAGGCTGCTACCAAAGCAACCATCGCTCTAGATGACGCTCGCGAAGTCGGAAGTTCACAGATCAAGGCTCTTGAAGCCCGTCTAGATGGTTTAATGTCTGAGTTAGCTCAGAACAAAGATCGTCTAGCTGCTGCCAATAACGAGAAAGTAGCTTATGCTACAGCTCAGTCTGACACTCCATTTTCTGGTAAAGAACTAGCCGTCGCTACAATGTTAGCTTACGGTCGTAACCCAGGACGTGATTTTTCCCTAGAGACTTTCAAAAGTTCTGATCTAGGTAAAAGAATTCTAAGCACTAAAGCTACTATCACTTCTGTAGCTGCTTTAACTACTGATTTCAGCGCTGAAATTATGAAACAGATGGAGATTCAACTAAAAGTCGCTCCTATGATTCGTAGCATTGATGTTCAGGGTCAGGAATTTAAAGTTCCAGTAGCTGATGAAGATACTAACGGTGACATTGCGATGTTCGCCAATGGTACTTACAACGTAGGTGAAACCGATTCAACTCGTGTTCCTACTACTCGTCAGAACACTATCACTGCTGTTGGGTTAACACCTCACAAATTCATGGGTACAACCCACTTAGCAAAAGACGAACAAGAAGACGTATTAATTCCTCTTCTACAGTTCCAGATCGACGCTCTAACTCGTCGTATGGCTCGTGCAATCGACAAATCTCTACTACGTGGAGATGGTTCTCTAACTGGTTTCACAGCTTCCCCAACTAACACTATCACAGCCGGTACAGGTTATGCATCTGTTATCACAGGTATGGTAACTCTAGCTGCTGCTCAGTCTGGACTAAAAGTCGCTTCCGGTGGTAACTCCACAAAAGCTACTCCAACAAGCATTGCTTCTGCTCGTGCTGTTCTAGGTCGTTATGGTCTAGAAGTTGGTGCAAACCTAGTATACTTCACCTCTATTGAAGGGTACAACGATCTAGTAACAACTTCTGACTTCCGTACTGTTGAAAAATTTGGTGACAAGGCTACTTACTTCACTGGTCAAGTAGGTTCTATCTACGGTATTCCCGTAGTAGTAACTGAATTCATGGACGTAGTTGGTTCTTCCGGTAATCATATCGGTGCTCTAGTTTATCTACCTGGTTTCATCATTGGACGTCGTCGTGCAGTTGAAGTTGAGACATGGTATGACCCACGTAGACAGCTAAATACTATCTACCTATCTACTCGTTTCGACATGAAAGCGCTAACCACTGTAGCCAGTGCTGCGCTAAACACAACCGGCTACTCTATGGCCTCTGTTGTAACATCTAACGCCTAATAGCTAAGATGATTTGATTAAGTAGGGGAGAGCAATCTTCCCTACTAGTCATAGGAGGTTTTAAAATAAAATGCCAAATATTAATTCACAAAAATTTCACCATTATGTTGACGTAGAACTGAGTGGTCAAGCCTGCTATAGACACCCAGCTAACGTTGAGGGTCATGCCTTAACATACGGTTCTACTCTTCGTATCGGTCCAGGTGTCTATGAAATGGGAGCCGCAACTTTTGACGGTGTAACTCTAGAAGGTCTAGGTTCTAAACAAGATGTTGTTTTAGCTAACTTAGTACTAACTGCTGCTAACACTGTTATCTTCAAAAATCTAACTCTAAGCGGTAATTCTCCAGCAGCTGCTTCTACTTCCGCTGCTATCTTTACCACAACCAGCTGTAACACTACTTCTAAAATTCGTTTCGAAGATGTTATGTTTGTTAACGGTGACTTCGGTATCGATCATCAGGGATTAAGCGCCCTATGGTTAGAGCGTTGTGATGGTACAGGTGTAGATAGATTACTACGTAGTAATGCTGTTCACGCTGCTAACGTCAACTTTACTGTTGGTAACCTAAGCTCTAACGCTTGGTTTACTGGAGCTAATGCTACTCTGAAAGCTGCAACTACATTTATGAGTTCTGGCGGTGCTGCTAACACTGGTAACACAACAAAGACTGCTCGTTCAGCCTTATAATATTTATATAACTTAAGTTATAGCAGTAAAGTTAGAATTGGGTAAAACTGATTCTAACTTTATTTGTTTGTAGGAGACAAAATGACAGCACTAGTTACGTTAGCAGAAGTAAAAGATTATTTATCTATTAATAGTACTAACTTCGATGCAAAATTATCAAATTTAATTACTTACTCCAGTAGTTTAATTGAAAATTATTGTGGTCGAAGTTTTGTTGCGGCTAATGTTGTTTATGAATATCAAGACGGCGGTAAACCTTATGTCTTAGCTAATAGAATTCCTATTAATAATGTACAATCTATAGCTGAGTACGATGGTACTCAATATGTACCATTAACAGCTCCTTTATCTTCTGGAGGTTTAGCTAACGTTGCTTCCAATACTAGTTCTGCTGCTCAGTTTACTTGGAGTTCTGACACCGGTAAGATTTGGAAAGGACTATCTTTAGATATTACAGCAACTTCAGAAGTTTTTTCCGCATATCCTAAAGGTGTGCGTTTAGAATATAATGGAGGCTATACTACAGTACCTGATGATATCAAATTATGTACTATGGATTTAGTTAAATCTTTACATAAAGGTATGGACGCACAAGAGACTAGATTTAACAGTGAGTATATTAAACAATCTCCTTATACTGGTGGATTTCCTCCACATATTCGTAGAGTATTAGATTTATATAGGATTTATTAATGGTATCTGTATTAAAAGTAGAAATTACTAATAAAGATTTATTAGATAAATATGCAGCTATTATTAAAGCTCAAGCAAAAGATACTGGTGATGAGTCAAAGAAAAAGAAAGTCACGGAAATGGAAAAAGCCATTGCCGAAACTTTATTTAGGGGTACAACTACTACAAGTACATCTGGTGGCGTAAGCGCACCTGATTGGTTCACTTCGGATACTGTTATGGTATCTTTAATGAAAAGTATCGCAGGATATCAAGTCTTAAATAGTAAAAAATTTACTGATTGGGTGGGACAAAAACTAGACGATAACCAAGAAAGCGTAAGTATTGAAGGTAAATTACTACAAACTACTAAAAAAAAAGATAGTGGTATCAAAATAGGGGAGTTAACTGTAGCTCCTAATAAAACTGCAGAAGATTTAGCACAACCAGTTAAATCTTTTGGTATTTCTAGTAACGAAAATGATATTATCGACACAACAAGATATAACATAATAGATGATTTACGAACTTCTTGGGCAGGAACTTCGGACAAGTTTTATAAAGAGGGTACCAGTTCTGAACGTACTGAGTTGTCTCCTAAAGCATTAAATAAAGGTAAATTATCTGCATTTAGTGCCAATTTAGGTAATAATATTAGCAGAGATTTACAAGCATTTTTAATGAAAGATAATACTTTTGTTAAATTATACGGAACATTAGAAGATATTAGGCTTGGCAAACAAACCTTAGATGCTAATAAAAATAATATTGCTATGTGGGTTGATACTTTAAATGATAGATATATTAGAGACGGATTTTTACATGAGTTGAACGTAATAGGTAAAGAAGATAAGTTGTTTCAGCATATTTTAAATACTCCTAGCGTTAGAAACCAGTTTTATATGAAATCTAGGAATTTAGCTATTTTTAGAAAAACTCCTACTAGTATTAATGGATTAATGTTGACTTTTAGT